TCGCCGCTGTCGGGGACGCTGCGCGTACGCCGATCGGCGGCTACGACGACGATCCATGAGGGCGACCGCGTATCGATCGACGGCAAGCTCTTTAACATCCGCTCGATTGCCGACGAAACCATGCGGCGGCAATTTCTGACTATGACAGTGGAAAGCGGCGTCGGCACTTGAGCGTAACGGTCACGGTTCGCAACAAGGACAAGCTCGCAAGAAAATTCAAAGCACTCGCGCCCGAGGCGGCGCGGGCGCTTGCCGATGTCAACGAGCAATCGGCGAGCGACATGGTGGCGCAAGCGAAGGGCTTCGTGCCGGTTAAGACCGGGACGCTGCAGAACAGCATCCGCGCCGAGCCGGCAGGGACAGAGACTGGGGCATGGCGGGTTCTGGCCGGCGGGCCGACGACGACGAAGGCGGCGCGTAGCGGCAAGGGATCGTACGACTATGCGCTCGGGGTGGAGTTCGGCACCAGCGACACAACTCAGGTGCCTTTTTTCTTCCCAGCCTATCGGCTGGTGAAGCGCCGGCACAAGGGCCGCGCCACCAGGGCAGTGAACAAGGCGAACAAGAAGGTTGCAGGTAAATGATCGGCGCTTGGGATGTGCAGGTTGCCATCAAGGATATCCTGGCGACCGGCTCGATAACGGAAGGGCGGATTTTCGACGCCGAGTCCAACATCGCGCCGGACGTGCGCTTTCCCTACACGACCATCGGCGAGAGCCAAATCCTCGGAGCTGACGCGATCGGCTACCAGGGGAGCGACGAGTTCCTGCCGCTGCATATCTGGGACCGCGCCAATGCCGAGGGCGGGCAACGCGGCGTCAAGCAGGTGAAGCAGATCGGCGACCAGATCCATGCGTTGCTGAACGGCAAGAACATCGTCGTGAACGGGCGAAGCGCCGCATTTGTCGCAATGCGCGATTTCAGGATTGTGCCGGACCCTGACCCGCTGACCGCGCATGGCCTGCTGACGTTTCGGATTCAACACTTCGGCGAAAAGGAGCTTTGAAAATGGCGCAACAGAATGGCCGCGAGCTGGTCATCAAGCGGAGCGCGACCGCTGACGGGACTGGAACCAAGGTCTTTGTCTGCGGCATGCGCACCCGATCCTGGACAATCGGCAACGCGGAGGTCGATACCACGGTGCCGAATTGTGACGATCCATCTTTGCCGATCGTGGCGACTTCCACCTTCGGCCGGCAGACGCTGGAGTTTTCCGGCGATGGACTGGCCGACAACGACGCGGCGCAACTGATGGTGCATGACGATGCGCGGCTGCAACGCATCGTGCCGTATGAGGTCGTGATCCCCGGATACGGCACGTATGTCGGGCCGATGGGCGTCTATGATTTCGCGTTTTCCGCCGACATGGAAGAGCCGCTTGGTTTTTCCGCCACGTGGCGGCCGGCCGACGCCAGCCAGCTTGTCTATACGCCGGAGACGCCATGACGGTCACAATCAATGAAGTGACCAGCGAAGTTACGGCGGAAATCAACGGCACGACGTTTCGCTTTCACGGCACGACAAAGCGCATGGGGGAGATGGAGCAGGCGCTCGGTGTCACCGGGCTGTTGCAGGTTTACGAAAAGCTCAATCTGCAAAGCGCACAATTGACGCCTTTGATCCTTGCGGCGCTCTGTTCGTCCGGCCATACGCGCGCGGATTTCGACGCGCTGCCGTTCGGCAAATGCATGCCGCTCTTCGTGCGCGCGATCGGCGCCACGATCACCGGCTCGCTGCCGCCGGTCGAAGATGAGGAGCCACGGGGAAACGGAGCAGCGACCAGGGCGACGGGCGCACGCCGTGGCGCCGCTACCGCCAAATCGCTTTTGGCATCCTAGGCTGGACCCCGGCCGAATTCCACAATGCCACGATCCGCGACATCTCCGATGGCCTCGCCGGCTGGATGGAAGCGAACGGGCATGCGCCGAAGGACAAGGATGATGGACGCATGACGCGCGGGCGATTGGAAGAACTCAAGGCGCGATATGGCAACCGAGCTTGAGAGACTGTCCGTTCTCATCGAGGCGAACACCAAGTCCTATGAGCGGGCGAGGGTGCGAATGCAGCGGCAGACCGAGAAGGCTATTCGCGGTGCAAGTAAGTCGGTCAAGGGACTAAATGCGCAACTAGCCTCTGCATCCAAAGTCGCAAAGGGCTTTGCAGGCGCATTCGGTGTCGGAATTGGTGTTGGAGCATTCAAGCAATTTGCCTCGGCCATAGCGCAGACGGTCGGGCAGGCCGACGATATGCAGGACCTGGCGGACAAGATCGGAATCACTGCCGAGAAGCTGCAGGAGCTGCAATATCAGGCAAAGGTCACTGGCTCCAGTGCCGAGGATATGGCCGCTGCGCTAGACCAATTCACGAAGCGCATCGGCGAGGCGGCGCAAGGCGGCGGGCCGCTGAAGAAAGTTCTCGAACAGCAGAACATCGCGCTCCGCGATCAGGCTGGCAATCTCAGGCCGATCACCGACCTCCTGAACGACTATGCCGACGCCATCAAGAACGCCGGCAGCGACGCCGAGCGTCTCGCTCTGGCGCAGGACGCGTTCAGGAATACCGACATGGCGAGCGTGTTCAGGAACGGCGCCGCCGGCATCCGCGAGATGGGCAACGAGGCGCACCGCACCAGCCAAATCATCAGCAATGAGACGACCAAGGCGCTCGCCGACATCAAGCCGGAACTCGATCGCCTGGAAGGCGCGTGGAGTGTCGCGTGGGCGAACATCGCGCTGATGACGCTGAGCGCGCTGGAGAAAATCGGCCAGGCTGAACACGCGATCCTTGATCCAGTCATCAAAGCCGTGAACGATCTTCGATCCGGCCAGGCGGGACGCGACATAGCAGCGGCCCATCTGCAGCATTTGCGTTCTCTGCAGAAGAGCGGCCAGTTGCCAGGCGTCGTGCTGCCGTTTCCCGGCAAGGAAAAAGACGATCTGGCTCTGCCGTCGTCGTCGTCGAAATCGCGGGCGCTCTTCCCCGGCAAGGCAGCGGATGATCTGATTATCAAGATCGTTCCCGCCGTCAAGGCGTTGACCGAGGCAACCGAGGAAGCAACCGATGCAAGGATTCAGTCAGCGGGCGCTATCGCCGACGAGACCGAAAGTCTTAGCGCACAGCTCCCCGTAATTGGGCAGCAGAATGCAGCGCAGGACCAGCTCATCGAAAGGCTTGACGCAATCCGCGATGCATCGGGCTCGGCGCTGGATGCTTTCGCTCAATCGATCGCGAACAGCGAAGGGCCGTTGGCGGCGCTGAAAGCTTCGCTCGTCGATCTGCTGCAGACCATCATTCGCATTGGCGAACAGCAAGCCATCATGCAGTTGTTCGGCGCCGCCGGGACATCGGGCGGCGGCATCCTCGGGCCGATCGTCAGCGCGGTCACTGGCAGGGTGGCACCGGCAATGGCAACAGCAACCCGCGCGGGCGGCGCGCAATTGGTCAACGTCAATGTGACGGCCTCGCCATTGCTTCACGCGACCGTGAACAACGGCGCGCGGCAGGCGGAGGAGCGCGCCATCAGTCGCGGGCCGGCCGTGGCGCGCAACAATAGCCGGCGCTACGCCACGCCATGACGATCACGCCCGTCGACTGGCCGGCAGTCCTGAAGCCGCAAAGCTTCGGCTACTCCCTGAACAATGCGGACATCTCCGGCGGCCTGGCGATCGGCGGCGGGGAGCAGATCGTAGCTTCGGCGGGGCCGCGCTGGGAAGCCGACATGTCGCTCGGCATCTGGAACAACGACCAGGTGCGGGCGCTGCGGGCGCTGAGCGTCCTGCTCATGGGGCGCGCCGTGCCGGTCAAGCTGCCCAACTTCGACGGACAGCGGCTGGTCTGGGCCGAGCCGGGCGAGAGCGAGATCCTCGCGACGCTGGCGGCCAATGCGGCATTGCATGCCACAACGGTTGTCGTCTCTGTGAGCCAGGTGTTGCCGGGGCAGCAATTCGGAATCGCCGATCGGCTGTATCAGATCGGCACTGTGACGGCCGGGGCGATCGTCAGTGGCGTGCGGCAGCACACGTTGACGTTCTGGCCGCCGTTGCGGGCGGCGGCAACGGCCGGGGCGGTCGTGCAATTCACGCGGCCGTATTGCCTGATGCGCTGCCTGAATTTGAATGCGGAGTTTCGGCAGTTGGAATTGCTGCGCTTCGCCACGCTCAATCTGGAATTTGCGGAATACGGCTGATGGGTTTTTTCTCAGGCCCGCAACTGGCGCTCGCGAGCGGCCGGTCGGTCATCTACGACGAACTCTACAAACTCGATTTCACTTCCGGGGCCGGATATTACTGGACCGGATTCGGCAGTGTCGTGATCGACGGCTTCACCTGGCTCGGCGCGGGCAACCTGGTGTCGCGCTCGGAGATACCATTCGGCATTGACGACGAGGCCGGCGACCTGACGCTTACCCTGTCGGGCGTCGATGCGACCGTGCTCAACATGGTGCGCGCCGAAGAGGCGGAAATCTACGGCCGCGATATCACCATCTGGGGCCAGTTCTTCGACGAGGCGCTACAGCCGAGCGGCAGCAAGTGGCAGATATTCCGCGGAATTATGGACGTTCCGACATACGGAGTCGGGTCGTTCGGGGAGCGGGCGATCACCATTCCCTGCGAGGGCGAATGGACGGATAGGAATACGGCGCGCAATTCCTTGTTCTCCGACATGGATCAGAAGCGCCGGTATCCGGGCGACCTCGGGTTGGAATACGTTTACCGCTATACGCTCGGCGTGAAGCGCGTCTGGCCGACGTTTGATTGATGATCCTGCTCGGGGCCGATCCGCTCAGCCGCTTTTTGAATGATGCGGCAGGGCGGCCTTTCCAGTGGGGCGATTGGGATTGCCTGCTGTGGCTGGCCGAGTGGGTCAGGGTCAATCGCGGGATCGACCCGGCAGCCGATCTGCGCGGCAGCTACTCGACCATGCTGGGGGCCGCGAGGATCGTCCGTGCGGGGCGCGGCATGGTGCGGCTGGTAGGAGACAGGGTTAGCGCCTTTGGCCTCGCCAGCGCCAAATTTGGGGCAAGGGGCGATATTGCCATTGTGCCGGTTGCCGGGCCGGGGTCCGAGCATTTTGGCAACGTGGCAGGCGCAATCCTGATGGATGGGACGGCGGCGCTGATTTGCCAGGACGGGCTGTTGTTCAACCGGTTGGCGGACAGTCCGCCAATCGCGGCGTGGCGGATCTGAGATGCCGCAGGCAATTCCCTTCGCTGCTGCCTTTGCGGCCTCGAATGTTCTCGCGGCGACGGGCGCGACCGTCGCAGCACAGGCGACTGTCGCAGCTACCGCTGCAACCGTCGCAGCCAGCGTTCAGACTACAGTGCTTCTTCTCGGCGCAAGCTATGTGGTGGCGCGGCTCACGGCACCAAAGCAGCCGAGACCGGCGAACGGCAGCCTCGAACGGAAAGATCCGCTCGCACCGCGCTTCTGGCCATACGGGAATTGCAAAGTCAGCGGCCCGGTGATCCTGCTCGAAACATCGGGGCACAGGCTGTTCAAGCTCGTCGCGTTCAGCGCACGCGAACTGGCAGGGATCGTAAAATTCTATACGGACGGACAAGAGCGCACGCTGACCGGCGGAATCCTGGACAATTGGCCGTTCACCGATAGCTATCTCTATAC